TGTCCATATTCTTTATTTTTTTTGTGTTTTTATTTAGATCTTAAGGTGGGGATTCCATTAACGGTTCACATAAGTAATCCACTTCTTTTAGTTGAAATAACCCTATTTAGTTATCCACCCCCTAAAGTCTCTCTTTTTTTCTTTATAACTTCCGCTATAAAATTAGAATCCTTTTTTTTGACTCCTTTATCGAAATCTAAAAATGAAACGTCACTAGAATCATTAGTATCTATAACTAATGTACCATTATCGAATAAAATATCTTCAAAAATTACCCCATCTTTACCAAACCTAGATTTAAGTATCGCCATAGTTGCTCTACCCTCTTCTTTTTGTTCTAATGTTTTAGCAACAGAAACGATAAAATGTCCGATTTGTCCTTTTTTAATCGAACCACCAATCATATCCGCTTGTACGACATTTGCTCCAATAGAACTTCGATTTCCTTGTATCGCAGTCCAACCAACAATGTCCAATTCAGATATCATAGTTTCGAATTGTCTCATAACGTTACCTTCACCAGACCATTCATCCTTAAATTGTTTTGTAGGTGCTATACAATCAATATAATCTACAAAAACAATATCTGGTTTCATACCATTAGATGTTAATTTTCTAAGGTATTGTTTAATTTGAGGGATAGTGGTTCCATCACTAGCCATTTTCTTCAATATTAGATTCCCTTCTTTGTTTTTAAGAGTAGGTATGATTCTACTTACCTCTTCTTTATTCTCAGTTAAGTCACTTAAAGGTATTTCAGTCCAACAAGTCAAATGTTTTCTCTGTATAACTTTGGGATTGTCTTCAAAGAATATCTGAACCACATTATAACCTAAGTTATATGCAGTATTAGCCATTCTAGTAACCAATGTTGTTTTACCAACACCAAAAGGTGCTAAAATTACACCTAACTCACCCTTAGCTAACCCACCATCCATTAGATTATCTAAACCTACTATACCAGTTTGTATAGGTGATCTAAAATCATCACTTAATACATCTTCTATAGCGTGAAATACATCGATACCATTATCAGAAACATCACCAATAGTTAAAGCTTGTTTTAAAATCTCTTCACACTCTTCATATCTATCAAAATCACCAGTATCTAATATTTTCTGAATCTTTTGATTAGCCTTCTTAAGTTCTTGTTGTTTGCAGAACTTAATAGCGACTTCTTGTGTATGTAAACAGTCTTTACTATCGGAATTAATAACTTCTTTTACCATTTCTAAAGCTGACTCTCTAGCAATTTCCCTTCGAACTTCAGCTTTAATTATCTGGTTTATGGTTTCATATGTAGGAATAGTTTCATAGTTATCCTTATAATCCTTAACACTAGCAATAATCAATCTTATATACTCGTTGTCAAAATAATTCGGTGAAATGATGTCTATAATACTTTCTGAAAAAGTAGTATCCTCTATCATTTGTTTAACTAATTTAATCTGAAAACTATAACCTAAATAACCTAAGTCTTTAACTTCTTTTTTATCCATAACTCTTTTTAGTTTACTTATTAATAAATATGCTCTCTAAGTTATAATCACAATATTTTTTCGTATAATTTTTATGACTTAACCCCTGTTGTACTTGATTGGTGATTACTGGTAAAATTTTTCTTATATCAACATCATATCTGACTTTTGGTGGGTAGTCATTACCAGAAAAAATCTTCTCAGCTACTACTCTTTTTTTGTGTAAAATCTGAAAAGTAAAAAAGTCTTCTTTATCATATATATTCTTCATCTCAAACTCATCAGAAGCGTTTTCTTCAGCCGTTGTATAAAAATATGGGTTATAGTATTTACACATATAATCATATGTTTTATTCTTAAAATGATTTTTAAGGGTGTCAACACAGTCATCAATTAATTCTTTCATCTCCAATGATCCTATAGAACTTTTATTGAAGTTATAGACTGGGAAATTTCTCCCTACAATTGGGTTTCCGTTAATTAAGAATAAAAATTCATACGGAAATGTTTTATACACTTTTTTCATCGTTTTTTGTTTTTGTTTTTAAATAATAATTTTTCTCTTTTTTAATAATTCTTAAAAATGGTTGTAAGAAATTAATATAACCATCCGAACCACCCGGTATAGCCATCATTAAACCATCTTCTATCATCATATTAATTACATTTTTAACCTCTCTACCTTCTGGATCAATAGTAGTTTCAAATAAGTAATCTAATTCTTCCTTAGAAGACTCTGTTAATAATGGTTTTTTAAGGTTTATTATCTTTTCATTGATATCGTAGATGTCTTTTCCTTGTACACCTACTGTAACTCTATTGATAATATTGTCTAACGTTTTCAACCTTTTTTCTCTTTCGTTCTGTATTGTTTCAATCTTAGTGATTATATTTTCCAATGTCAAAGTTTTTTCCACTATTTCGGGAAAATATTTTTTTATTGTTTTTTCACTAATACCTTTAATACCTTTTATGTTATCACTAGTGTCACCAGAAATCATCTTAATTAACTTAAGATTGGTGTAGTGATGATCGAAATGTTTTAAATAATTATCTTTAGTGACAATAGTCTTTAGGTTAATAACGTACATACCAACTCTATCATCAATCAACTGACATAAATCTCTATCGTTAGATATGATTACTACCTTCTCATCTTTTTTAAGTTTGGAAATATAATAAGCTATAGAATCATCAGCTTCTACAATATCGTCTTTAAACTGTCTTATAAACAATTCTTCACAATATGACATTACCCTTTCTTTTTGAACGTATAGTTCAGGGTCAGATGGAGGTGTTTCTGTATAGAAATTCTTATCTCTGTTGGATTTATAATCTTTGTAAATGTCGTACCTTAACCTACCACTAAATCTCCCATCCCAGAACACATAAACCCTATCAAAACGATATTCTTTTATAATCTTCCTTAACATAGTTAAGAACTGAAAAATACCGCCTATATGGATATCCTTGTTGTAAAGATTTTTGGCTCCAAAATAGGCGGTTTTTAATAAAGAATCACCATCAACTAATAAAGTGTGGGAATATTTTTTCTTTTTACTTGGGATTTTCACTAATCATATATTATTGGTTTATAAAATCAATCATCAGAGTAATCAACAGGTGCCTCAATAAAGTTTTCATCGTCTTCTACAACAAAATCCATTACTTCATCACCTACGTTTTCAAATACTTCTGCCCAATAATCTTTATGTTCAGCCTTATAACCATCAATAGCGTTTTTATCGTCTTCGATAAATCCATGTGTGGTTGCAAGTATCCTACAATCAGCATAACCTAAACCATTCATATGGTTTTTGTGTATACCCACTTTAGTTCTAATAGCGAAATTAACTTTTCTACCTTTATTAGTGGCAGATAGTTTAGATATTCCAGCATTCTTTTGGTTACCAAATAAGAATACTAACGCACAAGATAAGTATATGGACTGACCACCTTTTGGTTGTATCTTTGGTTGACCGAAAGGGTTATCTGGTAACTCAACCCAAGGTTGGTTTACGAAAATCATAGAGTTAGTATACGGTGCAGTTTCTTTTCTAGAAGAAGTAATTCTTTGCGCCATACCCATTCCCCATTTTTCTGAGATAGTCCTAGCAGTGTGTTGGTTACCACCTTTACCATCAAAACTCATTTTACAAGGTATAGTACCTATAGAGTCCCAACAGAATAATATATCGTGTGGTATCTCACCGTTCTTTTGACCGTCTAAAACTTCAGTTACGTATTCAAATGCTTGTTCAATATAGTCAAAACCTAACTTATATAGTAAAAATCCATCCCAATAACCAGTTACCTCACCAGTCTCTTCGTCAATCTCTTCTACATAATCAGTTTTTAACCCCATCTGTTTAGCATGTTCAAAACTAAATTTTTGTTCAGTAATTATGAATATTGGTAGTATACCCTTTTTCTGTGCATCTACCGCTGCTTGTATTAAAGCAGTTGTCTTTCCTGTGTCTGAATGCCCTAATAACATATTAATTTGTCCCATAGCAGGACCAGGTAACCCTGTCGCCTTTTGGAAGGATTCCCCCAAATCAAAGTATTTTTGTTCTTTATACTTTTCTTTAGAGGAAAACTTTTTCCTTATAGACGAAAAATCAGACGTTTTCTTTTTTAAAGGTTTCTTTGCCATAACTTATTTAAAATGGTAATTCGTCTTCATCAGAACCATTAGAATCTAAATCTGTAACTAATACATCTTCTTTTCCCGTACTTTCTGACGAACTAGACATAAATGAAATCTCTTTTTCTAATGAAGCAGATTCAACCTCTTCTTTATCTTCTTCAGAAACATATATCTTTTGTTCTGAATCCCATATAGGGGTTTTGTTTGTGGCAATAATTTCTAAATACTCTAATGTCTTCTTAGCGTAAACATCTTTATATGTCTCTTCGTTACCCATCCAATCTTTAGCCTTTGTAGTGTCGTCAGTTAGTAAATTAACGTCATCACACATAATAGAATTAACAACAGAGTGATTTTTATCATTTCTACCGGCTACAATTACGATATCTCTACCTTCTCTTGGGTCAGTAATATCACCCTTTAATTTAAATAAAGGTATTAATTTATCCATTACTCCGTCACCAGTCCACTTGTGTTTAAATCTCCAATGTTTAACACCGTCTTCTTCGTTATCTCTATCGATACCTTTAACAACATACCATTTACGAGGGTTTAACCCTTTAGCTAATTCTTTAGCCTTTTCAGAACCATCATCCAATAAAGCTTGTCTAGCTTCACACATAGGACAACTTTCTCCATCGTTCATTTTAGGACAATATATCTTAGGATATGTACCATTTACTTCTTTTTCATGGAAATAAGCCTCAGTAAATGGAGATTCATCACCTTTTCCTGGTAAGATTCTAAAAGTTTTGGTTGCGGATTTTACACCCTTCTGTAATTTTTCTGTGAAGTACTTTTTAAGTCTATCTTCGTTAGAAATTTTTGATTTACCTTTCGATTCAGTATTTTTCTCATACTGTGAAAGGATTGCGTCTAATTTTTTACTCATTTTTATATTTTTTAAATGTTTATTAGACAATAGTACTAATAAAACCTTAAAAAGTCAATAAGTTTTTCAAATTAGTTTGAGTAATTATGAAATTTCTTCTTCGTTATCAGAGTTAAAAGATTTTCTAATCTCCTTTTCATCGTAGTTATCTACATCACTCTGATTTAAAGTGTACTCAGTTTCTGGTTCAGAAGCATCGTACCCTTCTTTATCTGCCCAAAAATCTGTTAACTTAACACTATATGGGAATGAATCCATTGATCTCATTTCTAACCTTTCGACTGGAGTTGGATTTCTTTTTTCAATTTCTTTTTCCAATTCATCTATCTTACCAATTACCTGATCCATACCACCAACTTGTGATTCTAATTCTGATAATTTACCTAATAGATCATCCATTTTAGTACTTAATCCATCAACAGATGATTTTGTCGCTTCTGTTTTATCAACTATATCAGTAACATCAACCTCAACAGTCTCTTCACCACCCATACTTTCATCAGCAAATTCATCTTCTACTTCTACAGTTTCATCACCTACTGCAAATGGGTCAGTTTCTAAGTCACCAGCTTCATCACCTACTGTAAGTGGGTCTTCTACTGTTACATCAGTTTCTTCACCTTCTGGTGTTTCATCAGTATCAACCGCAAATGGATCTTCTACTTCTTCATCTCCAACAGGATCTTGTTCATTTAATATACCGTCAAATAGTAAATCGGCATCGTCTTTTTCTTTAGTCTCTTCAGGTACATAGAAACTATACTCCAACAACTGTTGGTGTCTTTTCAATTCTTCTGATAATAGTTTTTTCTTATCCATTTCTTTTTACATTAATAATTGTCTACCATCGTTTGTTTTGTAAACTTTATCTACTCTTTCAACGATTTCTTTACCATCGTTAATAAGACATTCATCACCAACACACTCTTTTTCTTCAGTTTCGTTAGTGTTTAAAAAATTATCCAATTTATCCTTAAGAACGTCTTTATCATTTGTACCTTCTACATTTTCCATAATACTTCTTTAATAATAAATATAAAATTATTCAGAAAAATCACGTTGTATTCCCATTATTTTTAAATTACCCCTATTAGACAATATCATTTTATTTTGATAATTGTCCCAATCTATTTTATAATCTTTATAATTAATGTTACCACTGGCAATATCACTAAGACTCTCTATTAATAAGTTCAAAGCGTTTATAGTGTAAAAACACTCACCTTTTTTATGTACGATTATTGTTGTTGGGAAAAAAGATTTTAAATCAATCTTTTCGTGTTCTTTAAGATATACCCTGTATGTAAGGATTGTTTTATTCTCATCGTCACAGTTATAATGAAATATTTTTTCAATCTCTATACCGAAACGTTTGAGAATATATTTTTTAAAACTTTCTACCTTATCTAAATATACAAAAGATGCTAATGTAATACTTTTATCCGAATTTTCCATTTTTATAGATGTAAGGTATCAATTTATTCTTATATTTTATTTTATATAATAAACCCTTACTTCTATTAAATATCTCATCAGTTACCAAAACATTATTATTTAATTTTTTTATTTTATTTAACACTTTTTCATGTTTATCTGAAATGTAACCTATAACATTCATATCAATACCAAATATTATGTTTTCACCATAAATATAAACCATATTTTTGTTACTTATATAGATAACAGATTCATTTAATGATAGAATCTTTTTTATGATTTTTCTATTTATTCTCTTTTTACCATGTAATAAATCTAAATACACATATGGTATATTATCACCAAAATTATTAAAACATAACTCTTTAAATTTTTCTACATCAACTTCGAAATCAACTTTTCTTTCTTTTTTACTAAATGTCCAAAATAATTTTTGATTAATCTTTTTATGTAATATTGAAATGTCTTTACTGATGAATTCTTTAGCGTTATCCCAACCGATTATTAGTGTTGGTAAATCATTATCTATAGATTCTAATTCACTACAGATATTGAAGTTGTCTTCTTCAAAATTTAAACTCGATACTATATTTCCAACGTACATAATTACAAATATAGTGATTTTATTTTAAAAAGTTAATAT